CTATGAAACCTATATGTATTATATTTATTATAGCAATTATATATTGCTAATGATTTAATCCTTTGTTTATCTTTTTCTTGTAATTTGTAATTTGATTTTCTCATTATCATTTCTGACTGCATGACTTACTTAGTACGCCGGCTATTTTAGTCGGTGTATTTTTTTGTCTGATTTTAATAATGAATAAAACATAACTCGTGTTTATCTCGTATATATTTTGTTATATTTTCGTGCATATCTTGTTCGTATTGTGTTATAATAGAGTATAAGCAAAAACAGAAAGTAGGGAAGGTATGAAAGGAGCGTACGATGTACACGAAGTCGCAGAATTTTTAGAAATAAGTGTTCAGTCAGTGAGGAAATACATCAAAGAAGGAAAGCTCAAAGCTGTATTGATCGCAAACAAGCACGTTATATCGGAACGTAATTATCAAAAGTTTATTGACGGAGATTGGTAGGTGTAAAAGTGAGAAGCATAGAGGACAGTCTTTATTATTTCAAAGCTAAATGTTATGAAGTTATCGACGGAGATACAGCTAAGTTTATGATCGATGTTGGTTTTGATACATACAGAGATAAACGCGTAAGATTTCTTAATGTAGACACACCGGAAAGAGGGCAGGATAACTACAAAGAAGCTACTGACTTTGTTAAAGAACGTATACTGAATAAAGAAGTTATCATAAGAACTTATAAATCTGATAATTTTGGCCGTTATTTAGGTGAGATATGGTACTACGATGAAAAGCATGACAAATATAGATTGCTAAGTAATGATTTACTAGACAACGGACTGGAGAAACCGGATAGCAAATGGAATAATTATATAAGTATGGAGTAGATATGGAGGTTTAATATGTTCAATGTTACAAGATCAATGATAGATAAAGCTATAGAAATTGTATCTAAAGAAACTAACAACGACTATTTAAAGGGGGACGAGTGTTATTTAATGCCTAATTATTACGTAGGTACTATGAACATTAAAAATTATTTGTTCGAGTACAAAACATATCAAAACCCTGACGAAATACAAGAGAGATATTTTAGTGTTGAAGAACTTACGGAGGATTAAATAAATGTGGATTAATGTAATGAATTGGTTTGATAAGATAATGAGTGGAGATATAGAAAAACAACCTAGATATTCTATATACTCACTTAGGTCAAAGTGTATATTCATAAAGGCAGATTATCCGGGATATTTAGAACGGGAATTAATGCAGTATTTGCACCAACCATGTTTCGACGGTTGGTTGTATGAGATAGAGATTGTTAAAGGCAACAAAAAGAAACATTTAAGTTTAAGTAATAGAAAAAAACTTAAAGAAGTAGTATTCATATCTGACATATATTTTAAATATTAGGAGTAAAGCAAGTATGGAAATTATAAACAAAAGTATATATGACATTATAGATTATGATGACAACCCTAGATACAACGATGAAGCAATAGACTATGTGAAAGAAAGTATTAAAGAATTTGGTTTTAAAGTACCGATTATCATTGATGAAAATGATGTGATCATAGCAGGACATACAAGAAAGAAAGCGGCACTCGAGATAGGTATTAAAGAGGTGCCAGTTATTGTTGCCGATGATCTTACACCGCAACAAGTTGACGCATTTAGATTGGCCGACAATAAAGTCGCTGAATTTAGTGAGTGGGATGAAGATTTATTGATGAGTGAACTCAATAAACTAGATGATTTAGACATGAGTGCGTTTGGCTTTGAAGATATGGAGTTAGATTTAGAAGATACAGAAATCGAAGAAGAAGAGATTGAAGAATATGAAGTAGTAGAAATACCGGAAGAACCTAAGTCTAAATTCGGTCAAATATACCAACTCGGCAATCATAGACTAATGTGTGGTGATAGTACAAGCGATGAAGATGTTAGCAAGTTAATGAACGGACAACAGGCATCGTTAGTGTTTACTGATCCACCTTATGGAGCTAAGAAACAAAAAGACGGTGTGCTCAATGATAATCTTAACTATGACAGCTTATTAGAATTTAATAAGTTATGGATACCACTATCATTTAAATATTTAAAAGAGAATGGCAGTTGGTATTGTTGGGGATTAGATCAACCACTTATGGATATTTACACAGAGATATTAAAGCCTAAGATTAAGAATAACGAGATTGTATTTAAAAACTTAATCACATGGGATAAAGGATCAGGACAGGGACAAAATTCTGATGCCCTAACAAAATATGCAACAGCAGATGAGAAGTGTTTATTTGTCGCTGGAGATGTAGACAGCATGCCTAACAATTTCTATGAAGGGTATCGACCTATATTGAACGCATTAAAAGAACAAGCTGAAAAAGTAGGATTAGGATCTAAGAAGTACAAAGAAATCATAGGAACACAGATGTATAGTCATTACTTCTCAGACTCTCAATTCTCACTAATACCACGAGAAGTATTTGCTAAGTTAAAGAAATACTACGGAGAAGCGTGGGAATTAACATGGGAAGAATTAAGCCGTATGATAAACAAAGCTACACCCGGCCATAATGATTATGTAGAAGAACACAGAATGAAGAGGTCATATTTTAATAACACACACGATAATATGAATAACGTATGGCACATTAACAGAATAGTATCAGGAACAGAAGAGTATAAAGACAAAGGCCAACACGTAACACCTAAACCATTAGCCCTATGTAGTCGAGGTATTAAATCAAGTTCTAAAGAACAAGAAATAGTCCTCGATTTATTCGGAGGCAGTGGCAGTGTACTTATATCTAGTGAGTTAGAAAATAGAACATGCTATACAATGGAATACCAACCTCAATATGTGGATGCAATCATAGAAAGATGGGAAAGACGCACAGGTAGAAAGGCGGAGTTACTGAATGGATAAACAAGAGGTATTAAACGTGCTTAAGAGATTAAGATCGCAGTGTATATTGACTAAGCAAGAGTACAGAACAATCAAAGGACAAACAAATAATGGAGATGTAGAGGCAGCATTTAAAGGATTAAAACGATTGTTAAGACGTAAGGGGGTGCAAGTATGAGTGAAAACAAAACAGATGGACGAGTTACTAAAGGCAAGTATCACGATTGGATAACAGATGAAGGCTTAAGGGTTGTTGAAGGTTGGGCTAGAGACGGATTAAGTAACAAACAGATAGCTCACAACATGGGTATTGATGAAGCAACGTATTATAAATGGCAGCATAAGTACGACAAGTTTAGAGAGGCAGTAAAGAAAGGCAAAGAGGTTATCGACAGAGAAGTAGAGAACGCCTTACTTAAACGCGCATTAGGTTATGAAGCTGAAGAAACAAAGACATACTTTAAGAAAGGCAAGAACGGAGAAGAAACAAAACATATCGAGAAGACAAAGAAACACATTGCAGCAGATACAACGTCTATGATCTTTTGGCTTAAGAATAGAAAGCCTGATGAGTGGAATGATAGACGCGAGATCACACATACTGGATCTATAGACAGCAATGTTAAGATGTTTGAAACAGTAAGCACTGATGAATTGCGTGACATTGTAAGTGATGTTAAAGATATACTACGCGGCGACAATCAATAATATAACAAACTTATAACTCGCTCGTCATAGACTTATAATCCGAGCGGAACAAGATATATACAAGATAGGTAAACTAGGAGTGGTTATATGGTAAATAGTAAAGAAGTTATTTTAAAGCGAGCGCTATTCGAGTTGAGTAGGCGCTCGTATTTAGATTATGTGGAACAAGTGCATTACTATAAATACTTTCACATGAAGCATACAAGATACATAACAGATAGATTGCAACGAATAGCAGAGGGCGAGCAAAAGTATTTAATTGTTGAGCTACCACCACGTCACAGTAAATCACAAACGATTACGGAGAGCTTTCCGTCATACTATTTAGGACTTAATCCACGTAATAGAGTAATAGCTACAGCATACAGTGACGGGCTGGCACGTAAGTTTGGTAGGCTTAACCGAAACAAATTAAAAGAGTTCGGCCAAGATATATTCGGCGTTGGATTGTCAGAGGATAATAGCAACGCTAACAATTGGGATCTAGACAACGGTGTAGGTGGTATGGTGTCTACAGGTATTGGAGGATCTATAACTGGTATGGGTGCGGACTTATTAATTATAGATGATCCAATCAAAAACAATGAAGAGGCACAATCACAAACCATGCGCGACAAAGTGTGGGACGAGTGGGAAACAACACTGTCAACACGATTACATAAAGGTGCAAGCGTCATCGTTGTTATGACACGTTGGCACGAAGATGATTTGGTAGGACGATTGCTTGAACGTAGTCCGTATAACTGGGAGCGTATAAGAATACCAGCAATAGCCGAAGATGATGACGACTTATTAGGACGTGAGATAGGACAACCATTAGCGCCAGAGCTAGGCTATGACAAAGAGTGGGCGGATCTTAAGAGCAAAGAAGTAGGGACAAAGACATGGCTTGCATTATACCAACAACGACCTACAGACAGTGAAGGGAATATATTCAACCGTAGTTGGTGGCAGTTCTATGATACATTACCGCAATACTTTGATGAGCAAATACTCTCGTGGGACTTAACGTTCAAAGACAACAAAGACAATGACTATGTTGTAGGACAAGTGTGGGGACGCAGACGTGCTAACTATTACTTACTAGATCAAGTGAGAGATCAAATGGATTTCCCTAATACGTTGGCAGCAGTGAGACAGTTATCCAGTCGTTATCCTATGGCAAGAATAAAACTCATAGAGGATAAGGCAAACGGTCCCGCAGTTATATCGACACTTAAAAAAGAAATAGCAGGTATCATACCGGTTAATCCTAAAGGTGGTAAGGTATCTAGGGCGCAAGCAATCACACCATTCATTGAGAGTGGCAATGTATTTTTACCTAAGCACAAAGACTTCACATATGATTTAATAGAAGAGAGCGCAAGTTTTCCTAACGGAAAGCACGACGATATGGTGGATGCCATGAGCCAAGCGCTATCTCGTATGGCAACAAAACAAAGCGCTGGAATATCTAGCGTTAATATTTGGTAGGAGGTTTAGTATGTTACTTGAAACATTTAGCAATCAAGACATTATTGATGTGCATGGCGATATGTTTTTCTATCGCAGTATGTATAGAGGGGAACATGCCAAGATATTTGAAAGGGCAAAAGATTTAGTCGAAAAAGGAGAGGCAGTAGACGCTATTAGGTTTGGTAGTCAAAGTCGCGCTTCAAAGTTACAGACACCTTACATCGTAGCTAACGTATCGAAGATGATTGTTGATATACCCTCAACGTTTATTAATCGTTCGTTAGGAGATATAGTAACAACAGTCAACAAAGATTACGACGACATGAGCAATACATACGCTAATCGTGTTGATGAAAGTTACAGAGAACAAGACAATCAAATGAACGGTACAGACGAACAACAAGAAGCTGGAGATAACTCGAATAACTTTGTGAATAACCAGCAAGATATACAAGCTATCGAACAAGAAGAGTTAGAACTTAAAAGGTCACATCAACAAGAAGTGTTAGATGAGATAGCAGACAACAGCAAGCTAGTAAGACAACATGGTATGAACTTAAGACAATGGCAAGTAGACGGTGGTATTGTAGCGGTACCTGAAATCATAAACGGGAAGCCGCGTATTAGTTTTAAAGAGCGTAATGTTTATTATGTTTTAGATGACGGTGTTACATATCAATTGCGTTACAGTATAGAACGTGACGAACAAAAGTATGTGCATGTTCACGAAGAGGTGGAAAACGAAACAAGTGTAGATGGGACTCATTATCTATATAAAGACAATGGCAATGATAAGTTGGAGTTGATTGAAGATAACGAACTGATAGAAGAGATTATAGGTATTCCGTCTGATCATTTACAATACACATTACATGATCGTAACCGTACACTATTTGTTTATTTACCTAACGATCCTTCGTTTGATAATGAATATGGTTGGAGTGCATTGTTCGGCCAAGAAGGAAAGCAAGACGAGGTCAACTGGACTATCACAAGAGCAGCACAAACATTTGAACGTAATGGCAAGCCGCGTATAAGTATCACTAAAGATATATGGGAACAATTACAAAATGCAGCGCTAGAAGAAACAGGGGATCCTAGAAAGATTAATCATCGCAACTTAGAAATAACAACAATAGATGAACAGGGACACTCACTAGAAATTCATCAGATAGATACATCAAAGATTGGCGATATTCCATATGTTAAAGACATCATCAAGTTCATGCTTATGGAAACACAAACAAGCGAGAAAGCAATCGATTTCTTTAGTGAAGGTAAATCATATGCAGAGAGTGGCACAGCTAAGTTCTATGATCTATTCTTATCACTTATGAAAGCAGAACGATTACGCGCAGAGTATGTAGACTTCATACGTCAAGCGTTCGAGAACTGTTTATGGTTAGCAAGCGTACAAGATAACACAATCGAGATAGAACGTCCTGACATTATGCAAAGAGAGATGTTACCTATCACTTCTAAAGAACGTAGAGATATGAACAACGAAAGCTACGAAGCAGGAACACAATCACTTGAAACAACATTACGCAATATTAATCCTGAAAAGTCTGATGATTGGATAGAGAATGAACTCGAGCGTATTGAAGAAGGCAAACCGTCTGTAGATAGTTTTAGTTTGTTTAACGGTCAACAGTCGTCATTGAACTTCAACGCCAACCGAGATGGTAACGGAAATTATCCAGATGATATTAACAACACGACAGACGGAAGTAGTGAATAACCATGAAGGAAAATCAAGTCAAAGAAATGGTACTGTTTCTACAACGTCAAATATCTTTTTTAATATTGAACGCTAACTTATTAGACGACAAAGAAAAAGATAAGATGTTACGAAACATAAACCACCTTATAGAGATAAACCATTACAACGTAACAGAGTTAGTCGGAGAAGAATTAGCTAACGAATACCAACAAGAGTTAGAAAATGCCGAAGCGTTATTGCAAGAGCGAGGGTTGGAATTAAGTACATCCCTCAACTCAATGGCGCAAGACAACGCGATAAGAATTATTGTTAGCGACACAATGGCCGACCTATCAGCAGCATATAGAACAGCACGAATAAACATGACGAAGAATATCGAAAAAACTATCGGAGAAGTTAAAGAGGAAATAGCGAAAGGTATTATGTATGGCGATACTAGAAAGAAAACAACTAAACGTGTACAAGAGGCATTTCTTAAAGAGGGTATGACATCGTTCGTTACGAGCGACGGTAAACAATTGCCGTTAGACTTCTATAGCGAAACAGTAGTTAGAACTAAAACACGCACAGCACGCATACACGCACACACAGACACATACGAAAGCTATGGCGTTAACTTAGTGGAAGTCGTTGGTGCAAGTGATCCATGCCCGCACTGTGGTGCATACCATGACATGGTATTCTCAACAGACGGAAAAGATAAACGATTCCCCCACCTTAACGTAAGGAATGTATTTCCGTTACACCCTAACTGTAGATGTAGTGTCATTCCTTTCGTTGCTCAACTAGAAGATGAGGAAGTCGTACAAGATAAGATTAATCTATCTAAAGAGTTTGATCCGACGAAAGATAGAAGAACGGAAGAACAAAAGGCCTCATACAAGAAAATGCAAGACGCTAGAAGGAAAGCAAGACAAGAAGTCAAAGAATATGATAAAATTAAAAGTATATTAGGTAATGACGCGCCTAAAAATATTGGTGCTTATCGTCGTATGAAACGTAACAAGTCAAAAGGTTACTTAGAAATACAAAGGCGAATGAGAGCGCTAAGTAGTTAAAGCGTATGACCTGACGTAAGTCGTAAAAAGACGTGTCGTTTTGTTGTGTACGTTAACACGACACTCTAAAATTTGCTGATAAAACAGTGTTAAAAAATGTAAAGGAGTTAAGACAATGGAAAGAAAATTTTTAAAAGATTTAGGTATTGAGGACGAAGCTATCGACAAAATTATGGACGAACATGGAAAGGCTACTAACCAATTAAGAGATCAACTAAACAAAAACAAGAATGATCTTAAAGAGGTTAAAGAGCAACGCGATGAATATCAAAGTAAACTAAAGAACAATGAGTTTAACGAGGACAAACTTAATGCCTTACAAACTAAATATGATGAAGCATTAGGTAAAATCGAGGACTATGAAGGACAGTTAAACACTCAATCTTTAGAGAAAGACATCATCAAACGTATTCCTAACGCATACGATACAGACGATGTGTTGACGTTATTAAATCGCGATAAGTTCGAATATGATGACGATGGCAAAGTCACAAACTTAGATGAAGTGTTAGACGCTTTCAAAGAAGCCAAACCTAACCTATTCAAAGACGAAGGCGGACAATCAACGCAATCAGCTGGAGAAGGTAAAGGAGAAGGCAATGAAACCGGCGAAGGCAGTGGCGAAGGTTCCGGTGCAGATAAGCGTTATGGTTATAGATCAGGTGTTACAAAAGGCAACCCTAAAGGCGAAACAGATCATGACAAACTAGGTAAAGAACTAGCTGATAAGTTTGGTAAGATGATATAAGCTATAGCGTTTTGTACATTTACTGGTATAATAGTTACAGTCACAACATCTAAGGTGCGATACTGTTTCAATCCGTTGTAGACTATTTATATATCTAATCAAGAGGAGGAATAGAAATGAACTTGAAACCAGTTACTAATCAAGTTGTAGACAACCAACCTAAATTTATTATGAGCGGTAAAAATTTAGAATGGTCTGTAGGTCAAGTTACTTTAGACGCTTCTAAATTCCAAGAGGGAGAAGTTGTCAAAGCAGGCACAGCTTTATTTAGAGATCCAAGCACTAAACTATATGAAAAAGTTACAGGCGACACACCTGAAACTATGGAAGCACCAGTGCTAACTGGAGCAACTGTTGTTATCAAAGGAACAGAGTCTAATGAAACTGTATCAGGTCTTAAAAAAGGATCTGTTTATAGCGAGTTGTTAACTGGAGCAACAGACAACTTCAAAAAAGCAGTACAAGGCCGCATTGTATTTGATCTATAATACAAGCGATAATACATAACTAGGAGGAATAAATAATGCCATTTATTACGGAGAATGAAAACTTACAACAAGCTACGTTGCAGTCTTACATTTCTAATCGTGAATCCGAAAAAGTAAGACGCCTAGCTAAGTCTTATCCTGATGAACAAGTGTTTGAAATTAACAACGCTTTTAACATCATTGAAGATACTGGTATCAAAGCCGGTTCTATTATTGGTTTTGACGCTGAAACACCAATCAGAACTAAACCTCAATTACAACAAAAATTAGTGTCACTTTCTAAAATCGCACATGCACATCACTACACAGAAGAAGAGTTATATAAATACTTCAACCCACGTAGTGAAGCAGAGTCACTTAAAATCATTCAAGACGCGTTCATGAGCATTAATGCTTTAGACGAAGGTATTGAAGATACTAAAGAATACATTCGCGCACAAATGACTTACAACGGTAAGCTAGAGTTAGAAGATCCTAAGTCACAAGTTAAGATTGGATTTGAGTTTGACTTACCAGAAGAAACATTCATGCAATCAAATGACTTTGCGTCTGACGATGTAAACCCTATCGAAGTGTTAGAACAATTGGTAGAACGTTACCAAGAAAACAACAACCAAATAGCGCCAGCTTACATGGTTATGAACAGAAAAACATATAACAAAATTCGTCGTAACAAAAATGTTGTGGCACAGTTATATGGTAATGCTTCAGACGGACGTTTAGTTCGCAATGAAGATATGGAAACAATGTTCGCAGACTTTGGATTACCAACATTAGAAATCGACGACAATGTAACAATCATTGAAGGATTAACTGAAGATGTACGTCACAAACACTTAGAAGATGACAAAGTTGTTATGCACGCTGAACAATTAGGTAACACATTAATTGGCCCAGCAGCAGACAATAACTTTGCTATTGGTAAATATGTTGTTAACGTACAAGACAGAGATCCAATCAGTGAGAAAACTATTGTTGGAGAAGTAACAATCCCAGTGCTTAAAAACCCTAAAGGCGTTGTTATCTTAGAAGCTAAAGGAAACGACACACCCTAAGCAACCTCGAAAGGTCGAAGTTGAAACGGGTAGTGATAGCGTGACAATCTCGACTGAATAGAGGTGCTTAAATGTTTGACGCTAAGAAAACTATTGATTACTTCAAACGCACACCAGCATATAAGAATAAAAGCTACGCGAATATGAACGACGATGAATTAGAGTCTGTTCTATTCGACGCATATGAGGACATCGTTTCACTATATCCTAGTGTGACGGTGTCGCCTCGTATGATAGTTAAACAAATGCTTTTCAAGAAAGAAGCCGACGATAGCGGCTTTGGTATGGCTCAAAGACATGGGCTAGCTAGTAGAAAGATTAATGACGCTAGCATTACATTTAGTGGCAACTATAGTTTGTTCGATCCTTACGTTTGGCAAATGATACAAGCGCAACTAGACGATAGGTTAAGGGGAGGTTTCGGACATCTTGTTTGATCCAATCATTCTTTTTAACGACACAGTAAAAATAAGAATACCGCAAATCATTGACGGTAAATTAATCAAAGATAAATACGGTAGATCCTTGAGGGAAACAAGAGAAGTCCCAGCTCATGTTAGATATAGCATGACAAACTATTACACTAACGACGGAGAAGGACGAACGTCTGACGCTCAAGTGTATATCCCTGATGAAGAAATCACTCGCCTAATTGATTATGAAACACGTATCATACACACCAATCCTAGTGGAGATGAACAAACTAGAGCAATACAGAAAATAGAATACGGACAAGATGTAACCGGAGCGAATGTATTTATTAAGGTGTATCTATGAGCAATGGACGTATAAGTATCAATATCGAGTTAGAAGGTTTTGAAGAGTTTGCAGACGCAATGGCTAAAATGCCGAAAGTGTTAATGCACAACTTATCAAAAGAGCTAGGATATGCAGCATTGACAGCCGAGAGGTTGGCAAGACAACTTGCGCCTAGAGATACCGGAGAACTCGAGGACAGCATACATGCAGGCGCTATAAAGCGAGAAGGCGGTGCGCTTGTTACTTACATTGGTACGAATATGGAGTACGCAAAATATGTTCATGAGTTATCGTCTAATCGTATCGGGGATAAATACGACAAAGGTGTCAAGATCACTGGCTACTATGTAGACGGTAGAGGACAACGAACACGAGATAAACCAAGCGTAAAAGGTTACAAGCCCGGACGTAAATATTTAAGAAATGCTATTGTTCTAACTGAGCCATATTTAGAAAAAGCAATGAACAGAGCTATTGAAAAAACATTGGGAGGTGTCTAATGATACAGGAATACATAAAGGACAAACTAGAGCCTAAGTTTAATGACTTAGAATGGAGTGTTGACTATAAAACGTCTGACGGTAATTATGGCGCTGTCTACTATGACGGTGGCGATATGCCTGATAGAAACGATTTAAAAGGCCGGCACGTAAATTACCAAGTCGTTATACAACATGAAGATTTTGAACGTGCCGAAAGGATAGCGTTTGGTGTGTTTGACATAATTCATGGTATTATAGGTATTAGGACGTATCATTATGACACGCCTTTGTTTGTTCAATACATATATGCTGAAACAGAGCCAATGCGTATCGGCGTAATAAACGACAGAATGCTTTATACAATTAATTTCAATGCTTTAGTTTATAAAGACTATTGCTAAAAAAATAGGAGGAATACATATGCTAGCAAGAGGTGCAACAGCACAAAAATATAATTTTGGTATGGCTGACTTCATTATTGACGAAGGTTTACCAACGGAGATTAGATTTGACGGGCGCTTATGTTCTGATAACTCATACTTACAAGCTGACGGTGGGGAAATCAGTTTAGAGCCTGAAACAGAGGACATCGTACTCAAAGACTTTTCAGAAAAAAACTATGACTACGTTATCACTGGTTGGGACGGTAAAGTAACAATTAACGCAAGTGCATACACACTTAAATTAATGAGCGCTTTATTCACAGGTACTTATACAGGTGTAGACAAAGAAGGTAATATCCAATGGATTACTGACGCGCCTATCGGATCTTCAATGCGCGAGAACGCTCACTCAATCCGTATCCACCCAAGACAAATGGGCGATGATCGTTCAGAGGATATCTTTATTTATAAAGCAGTTAACACTAGTGGTTTCAATAGAGAGTTCGACAACGAACAAGCGTCACACGAAATTGAATTAGCTATCTTGCCTAAAGATTGTGCAGACGCAAGCAAACCTAATAACTATTTCTTTATTGGCGAAGATCCAAAAGACTTTGATGAAAAAGACGTTTACCAAGGATATTGGAGCAGTGAAGATGTAGGTACTAACTACAATAAATTACCATTAGTTGGAGATGTTAGAGATCAAGACAACGACGCTGATGTAGGTACTGACGGTGATCCAACTGATACAACTGACAACAATCCAACTGGAGACGTAGAAGATCCTGATCCAGACATGGAAAGAAAACCAGATGAGCCTACAGACGTTAACGTAGAGCCGGGAGAAACAAGCGCAGACGTTAGCGCTCAATAAATAACGTAAATACCTATAGGGAGGTTATACAATGGCTTTAACACTATTAGTATATAGAGCTGGAGAAGTTATCAAACGACAACCAGCAGCCGAAAGAGGACGTACAACAGTTACTATTGGCGGTTTAGAAAGTAACACGACTTATGATGAAGGTGACTTCAAATTAGCGTGGACTGACGGTAACCTAGAAAGCGACAAAGTAAACGTGCCAGAGTTTAAAACAAACAAAATAGGTGTGACTAACATCACATCTACACCTGACACTGTTTCACTAACAGTCGGAGAAACACAACAAATCAACACAGTAGTTACACCTGACGGAGCTAACGATAAGTCAGTGACTTACTCAACAAACAATCAACCAGTGGCAACTGTCACACAAGACGGATTGATTACAGCAGAGTCATCAGGCCAAGCTACAATCACAGTTAAATCTAACGACGATCCGACAGTAACATTTAAAGTTAGAGTAACTGTAAAAGATAAACCGGCTGAAGAACAACCAAGCACTGACGACACACCTTCTACAGATCAACCAAGCACTGATGATACAACATCAACTGAACAACCTAATGAGCCAAGCGAAGATCCTAATGCGGGGGCTGACGGAACATCTGACGCTGAAACTCAATAATTAAAAAGGGTTTAACTATATTGCAATATTTAGGCTAGGCGTTGAAGCGCTTAGCCTTTTTTATTAGTGAAATTGTTTTTGTGATATGATATTATTAAATGAGAATAAAAAAGTTAAAGGAGATCAAAAATGACAATTGAACTAATTACACAAACAAACGAAGGAAAAGTAACGAAAACGCATGAAGTGCAAGAAATGAACATCAAACAAGTGGCTAAAGTCGCAAAAGGTGTTTCTAGAATTGTTAACTTCATTAATAAAAACGATAAATTACAAAATGCTATTAAAACATTCACTGAAACTCGTGCAGAAGTAATTAAAGAAGCACAGGCATATTACGAAGAATATAAAGACGAAAAAGATGTACCTGAATACGATGTAGGTGGAGTTACATTACAACGTGCAGCAGGTTATGTATGGAATGACATTTTAGGCGTATTAAGCGACCTATTATATGAAATTCCAGAAACAGTTATCGAAGTAGTTGCAGAAGCAAGCAACATCAACCCTAAAATCTTAGAAGCGCAAGACATCGAAACATTTATTGATGTTATTGACGAAACTATTCAAGTTAACGACATCGAAAAACTAATTGGACGAGTAAAAAAGTTAGGCAACTCGTTGAAACCGATGTTCAAGTTCAACAACAAACAGGAACAGTAAACACTACATCACCTAGCTTAGAAGAAACGATTGTGTATCGTTTGTCTGACAAGTTAGGTGGTAGAAGTGAGGTCGTGAGTGCGCCTTTCGTTGAGTTACTAAGTTACTTAATAACAAGCATAGAAGAGGACAAAGCGAAAGTAGAAGAAAAACAAGTCGAATACTATCTCAACTTTATTGCTATGCTTAATAGTAATCCTCAAAACGAAAAGCAAGCTAAAGAAACTGATAAATTTATGAAGAGTATCAAACCTAAACTCAATAAAAACAAGTCGAAAGATCAAATAGAAACATCGCAAAAAAATTATCAGTGGCCTGAAAGAGTTCGCAAAAAAATGGAACAAAAACAAAGAGAACGAGAACAACAGCAACAACAATAATTATCGCCCCCACTGTTAGTCTAATCAGTGGGGGTATTTTATAGTAAAAGGAGGTTGTCGAATGGCAAGTGTAAAGGAGTTATATGCCAAGATTAGTGCCACTGCCGAAGGTTTTAATAAGACAATGGATAGTATATCTAGCAAGACAAGACAGACAGCTAAGAGTATATCCAGTCAATCCAGTGTCATGAGTAAAAGCCTAGAAGGTATCGGTAAAGCTGGGCGTAGCTTTGACAACATAGGAAACAAAATACAAAATGTTTCTAAAAATGTTGGTGGCGTTGGCGAAAAAATGACTAACTCTATAACTAAGCCAGCAGGCATTGCAGCTGGTGCAGTTGGTGGACTTGTCGGTGCTTTAGGTTTCAAACGTCTTGTCGGAATGGATCAGGCAGAAGCTAAGTTAAAAGGTATCGGTCTTGCAGGTAAAGACGTTACAAAGATACAAAACCAAGTATCTAAGTCTATCGAAGGTAGTATGACAACTATGGCCGAAGGTACTGACTTAGCAGCAGGTGCCTTAGGATCAGGTGTTAAAGAAGGAAAAGAATTAGAAAAATACATAAAAGCAGCAGGTAACGCTGCAGTAGGTGCTAACGTACCTGTATCTGAAATGGGACAAATATTCAGTCGTGTTAAAGGTCAGGGTAAATTGGCCGGAACTGAACTACAAATGATGGAAGAACGTTTACCGGGCTTCACTTCTACTATGGCAAGAGAAATGGGCTTGTCTATGGAAGAATTTAGAAACAAAGTTTCTGAAGGTGAGGTTGGATATGACGAGTTCTTAAAAGGGGTTGAAGCTAGAGCTGGTAAATCGGCAGAGGCTCAATCTCAAACATTTATGGGTATGCTTACCAACACTAAAAACTATTTAGGAATGATTGGAGAAGCATTTCTACAACCAGCATTTAAAGAGGCTAAAGTTGTATTAGCTGATCTCGTTAATACATTAAATAGTGACTCATTAAGACAAAGTGCTGCAGAAGCAGGGAAAGTAGTAGCGCCAGCGTTCGCTTTTCTAGCTAAAGCAGTCACAGGAACGGTTAAGGCTTTCTTAAATCTACCCGGACCGGTATTAGGCGCAATTGGTGCTTTAGGTGGTATATTAATTGCAATCGGTCCAGTGCTAACAGGTTTTGCTAAGTTAGGTGGTATGATCGGAGGAATGTTCAAAACATTCGGATCATTACTATCATTCGTGTCAGCATTAAACCCAGTCGGACTAATTATCATGGGTATTGTTGCGGCAGTCGCAGCATTAGGAACAGCTTTCTATATCGCCTATCAGAAATCAGAAACATTTAGAAACTTCATCAACGGTATAGGCACTATGATAAGTGGTGCTATTGGTTGGGTTAAACAATTCGGCCAAGCAATTGGCGCGCTTTTCTCAGGAAACACTGGAGAAGGCGTCAACATATTAGAAAAACTAGGATTTAATCAAAGTCAAATATCAGCGATACAGGGTATGGTATCAAGTCTTAAAAGTATATTTACTGAATTAGGACGAGTGTTAGCGATAACATTTAATGAGATGAAAGGCGCTTGGAATGGAGTGGCTAGTGCATTCACTGGATCAATTCCATTTATTAAAATGGCGTTCTCTAACATGGTAGCAATACTAGGTCCAATATTTATGGCTTTAGTGAATGTTGTTAAAACAGTATTCACAACTATAATTTCTGTCATTCGTGGCGCTTTCCAAATGATACAGGGCGTTATACAAATATTTAGCGGTCTTGTACAGGGCGATTGGTCGTTAGTATGGCAGGGCGTAGTAAATATATTCAAAGGATTCTTTGGTATATTAGTCGCTTTAGTTAAACAACTTGTCATGACATTGTTCTACCTAGTCAAAGGATTGGCTACTAGTTTAGGTAATGCTTTACGCATTGCATTTGGCGTCGTCAAGAATATCATCGTCGGTATTTTCAACGGTATCAAGTGGGTAGTAGTTACAATTTTTAAAGGCATGGTTAATGCAGTCGTTGTCAGCGCACAAACATTGTGGTTGAGAATAACACAAATATTTAATGCACTTAAGTTTGCTATCACAGCAATATGGAACGGAATAAAATTCGTTTCTGTAGCTGTATGGAATAGCATTAAGTTTTTAGTAATCAATTCTGTTCGAACTATGCGCAACATAATGATGATGATACTCGGCGGACTGAAAGCTGGTATATTAGCGATTTGGAACGGAATCAAATTCGTTACATTGTTTGTTTGGAATTTAATCAAGAACAGAGTTATAGCCAATGCTCGTATCATGAAGAATTTAGTTGTTGCCATATTTAGAACTTTAAAAGCTATTGTATCTGCTATATGGAACGGACTAAAAAACTTTGTCATCTTAGTATGGAACACATTGAAAAATAGAGTAATTGCTATTACTCGTATTATGAAGAATATTGTAATTGCAGTTATTCGAGTACTGAAAAACATCGTCATTGCAACATTTAGAATAATGAAAAACATCATCATCGCAGTGTGGAACGCAGCCAAGAATAGAATTATCGCCGTTGCTCGTATCATGAAAAACATTGTAATTGCAGTTATTCGAACAATGAAAAATGTTGTTATCGGTATATTTAGAGCATTGAAAAACGTAGCGATTGCTATATGGAATGGAATTAAAAACCGAGTAATCGCTTTAGCTCGAACAATGAAGAACGTTGCTGTATCAATAATTCGAGCAATGAAAAATGCGATACTTGGAATTTGGAGAGCGCTCAAAAACGTAACAATTTCAATTTGGAACGCAATCAAAAATAAAGTAATCGGTTTAGCTCGCGGTTTGAAGAGCGCTGCACTTAGCGTTTTCCGTTCATTGAAATCAGGTATCACTGGAATATGGAATGGCATAAAATCTGTTACATCTAAAGTATGGAACGGAATTAAAAATGTAGCTATCGGCGCAGCTAAAGGAATGAAAAGTAAAGTTCTAGGCTTATTCCAATCTATGAAGAGTGGAGTTAAAAAGCAAATTGATAACATCAAAGGCTTCATGGATAAAATGGTTGGCGGCGTTAAAAAAGGTCTTAATGGATTAATCAAAGGTGTTAACTGGGTAGCCGACAAACTAGGTATGGATAAGCTACCAGAGATAAAACTACATAGCGGTACTGTGGGTGGTGGACGTCTTGTAAGAAACGGAAAACTAAACACAGGCACAATGGCTACTGTAGGAGATAAAGGTCGAGGAAATGGACCGGGCGGCTTTAGAAATGAAATGATACGCTATCCTAACGGAAGAATGGCACTAACACCTGATAAAGATACAACAACATTCTTGCCTAAAGGTTCAAGCGTATATAGCGGCGCACAAACACATTCATTATTGAGTAGCTTACCTAAGTTTTCTACTGGTACTAATCCATTAGGCAGTGGAAACAAAAAGCCTAAGAAAAAGAAAAAAGGCGACAACTTATTTGGCGACGCGTGGGACGCAACTAAAGCTGGTGCAGCTAAAGTCGTTGACGGTGGTAAAGCCGTTGTTAGCAAAACACTCGATGCTGCCGCTAAAGGTAAAAAGTGGCTAGGCGATAAAGTCGGAGATGTGCTTGATTGGATAGATAAACCTGAAAAACTATTGGAAAAAGTTCTCGAAGGCTTTGGAGTGAATTTAGATAGCTTCGGAATAGGTAAAGCAGCAGAATTACCTTACAACATGATGAAAGGTATGTATGGAAAACTTAAAAAAGCTGCAATAGATAAATTTAAAGAATGGTTTGAAGAAAGTTCAGCAGGTGACGGTGGTTACATCGACCTTTCAAAAGGTATCAACTTTGGCTTTGCGTCTTCAGCAGCATCAGCAGCAGCGCAAGGTTATCCATTTGCTCGTCCACACTATGGATTAGACATTAACTATAAATACGACAAAGTCTATTCAACGTTATCCGGTACTGCAACAGGTAGTTCCGGTTGGAATGGTGGTTTCGGTCAAAACATGTGGATAAGAGCTGGTAATGGCTTAGAAGCTATCTACGGACACCTTCACAAATTAGCTTTCAGCGGTAAAAAACGTGTCAAACCCGGTACTTACTTAGGTATTTCCGGTGGGGATCCGGGACGCGACGGACAAAACGCCGGAAGTTCTACAGGTCCACACTTACACTATGAAATGAGAAGAAACGGTAAACCATTCGATCCGACAGGTTGGCTTAAAAAACACAACGGCGGTGGCAAAGTCGGTGGCAGTGGATCAGGAAACGCACGTAAGGCAATCAAGAAAGCACAAGCAATTTTAGGCGGTCGTTACAAATCATCTTATATTACTGAACAAATGATGAGAGTTGCCAAACGTGAATCCAACTTCCAAGCTGACGCAGTCAACGACTGGGACGTCAATGCTAGAGCTGGAACACCTTCTAAAGGTATGTTCCAAATGATTGAACCATCTTTTAAAGCATATGCTAAAAAAGGACATGGGAACATATTAAATCCAACTGACCAAGCTATATCAGCTATGCGCTACATTGTAGGTAAATGGGTTCCTATTATGGGAAGTTGGAAAAGTGCGTTTAAACGTGCAGGAGATTATGCTTATGCTAACGGTGGTATTGTTAATTCGCCAGAGTTAGCATGGATTGCCGAAGGTGGTTTCAGTGAGTCTGTTATAAGTCATGACCCTAGAAAACGTATGAGAAGTAAAAGCATACATGATAAAACAGGCAAAATGCTCGGTGTTGATGATGATACGCAAATGTTACGAGAAATCATTAATATTCTTGAAGCTGGCAACCACTTACAATCTGTTAATAATAACGCTGTTAATAGATTGTTAGATAAAAACGTCGACATCTATATGGATAAGAAAAAACTAACACAAGCGGTCAACAATCAGTCAGCGGACTTATTCAATTCCGGTATGTATAATCAGGGAGGTTAACAAATGGAGAGTTGTAAGAAAAGCTGGGTAGAAGTAATGTTCAAAAATAAAACGTATAATCTATCAAATATTGACGGTTTATACATACAAAACATATCAACTACACACCCAGTAGGAGAAAACGATCAAATAGAAATTAAGGGGGTTGACGGTGTTATTCCAGCGCCGTCAACATATAAACCCTTCGAACTAGAAATAGAACTCATGTATAGAGGCGTAGACGCAAAAGACGTTGAGCTTTTAGTATTCAGACTTAATAACTTTTTAAGTGTAAGAGATCCTTACTATATTAGACATTCGAACATGCCCGGACTTAAATATGCTGTATTGCCTAATCCTAAAATTGAAGATGAATATAAAAC